TCGGCGTACAAAGACCCGGAGAAGTTCCCGGACGGTGCATGGTGTAAGGAGGGCGATTTCGTGCTGGTAAGGGCTTACTCTGGCACGCGCTTCAAGATTCACGGTAGAGAGTTCCGCATGATCAACGACGATCAGGTGGAGGGTACCGTGCAAGACCCGCGTGGCTACACACGCGCTGTATAAGGAGAAGGACATGGCTGAATTCAAAGGCGAAGACTTCAAGTTTCCTGATGAAGTTACCGAGAAGAAAGAAGACATCAAGGCCGAGGACATCGAGATCGATCTTGAGTCCGAAGGTGAGATAGAGATTGAGGTCGAGGACGATACCCCTGTTGCCGACAGAGGTCGTAAGCCGTTAGACAAAGAGGTAGAAGACCCGTCCGAAGATGAGGTCGAGCAGTACAGCGAGAAGGTGCAAAAGCGTATCAAGGAGCTGGCACACGCCCGTCATGATGAGCGTAGAGCCAAGGAAGCCGCCCTGCGTGAGCGCGAGGAAGCTGCCCGTGCCGTCCAGCAACTATTGGATGAGAACAAGCGGCTGAAGTCCTACGTGTCAAGCGGGGAACAGACTTACGCCACCGTCCTGAAAGAGAAGGCGGAGGCCGAGCTTGAAATGGCACGCCGTCGCTATAAGGAGGCGGCAGAGTCCTATGATTCCGATGCCATGCTTGCCGCACAGGAAGCACTACAGGAGGCCATGCTGCGGGTGATGCAGGCAGAAAATTTTAGGCCACCCCCTTTACAAGTTGAAAATGAACAGGTATATATTCAACCGCAGCAGCAACAACCCCAACAGCTCGACGAGAAGACCCTGCGCTGGCAGGCAAAAAACCAGTGGTTCGGTGCAGAGGGGTTTGAGGATATGACTGCTTTGGCAATCGGGATGCACACCCGGCTTGTCAACCAAAACGGGCCGGAATACGCCCGCACCGATGAATACTTCGAGCGAATCGACGCTCGCCTTCGTGAGAAGTTCCCCGAACACTACGGGGAAGAAAAGCGTGAGACACCACGCGAGGCTTCCACTAAAAAACCCCCTGCAACGGTTGTAGCACCCGGCACACGCTCGTCCGGAGCAAAAAAGATCAGGTTAACGAAAACGCAAGAAGCGTTCGCTCGTCGGCTCGGTCTTACCAATCAACAATACGCAAAGGAAGTTTTGAAACTGGAGGCATCAAATGGTTAATCCCCGCACCCCCCGTGATGTTGAAACACGCGAAAAAAGCGCTCGATACGTTTATCAGCCGCCTAGCACTCTGCCTGACCCAACTCCTGAACCGGGCTATGGCTACCGTTGGATTGCAACCGCAGTTAACGGCCAGTCATACGCAGCCAACGTATCCACACGGATTCGTGAAGGCTGGGAGCCTGTAAAGGCAGCGGATCATCCAGAGCTGATGCTACCGGCAAATGAAGCAGGAAACGTTGAAATCGGCGGTCTGATGCTGTGCAAGATGCCTGAAGAAAAGATTCGTGCTCGTAACGAGTTCTATGGTGTCAAGTCAGAGCAGCAGGTTGAGTCGGTTGACAACACATTGATGCGCCAGAGCGATGCTCGTATGCCGCTGTTCAATGAACGGAAGTCTACGACTACCTTTGGTACAGGTAACAAATAGCTTTTTATTAACTAGGAGCTGACATGGCTTATCCGACTGTAAATGCCCCCTACGGGCTAAAACCGATCAATTTGATCGGCGGTCAGGTGTTTGCGGGCCAAACCCGTGAACTCCCGATTGCAAGCAACTACGGTACTGCTATCTATAACGGCGACATCGTTCGTTTGGATGGTGGCACTATTGTTAAAGAAACGGGCACTACCACCGTTACGTCGCAAGGCGTAGTTGGTGTGTTCCTTGGTTGCACTTATACCAACCCATCCACCGGTCAGATTTTGTTCTCAAACTCGTATCCGGGCGGTGTTGTTGCTTCAGACATTCTGGCTTATGTAGCAGATGACCCTGATCAACTCTTTAAAGTTGCTGTGACTGGCGGCGCTACTTCGACCACGATCACCCCGATTTCGGGCGCGATTCTGGGCGACAACCTCGCTATTTCTCAGCCTGCTTCGAATACCACCATTTCGGGTAACTCGAATATTGGTGCTTATGATTCGGGCAACAATACTACGCAGTCGCTCCCGTTCCGTGTTGTGGGTCTGGTTCCTGAGACTACCAACGCAAGCGGTAACTACAGCGAAGTAATTGTTAAGTGGAATGCTCCATACCCAACCATCACTATCGACTTCACGGCTGAAACCGCGTCGGTAACGCTGGCTGGTGGACATTCGTACCTCAACCCGAACGGTCCTGATAACGTATAAGGGAGCTTGAACCATGGCTATTTCACGCGCACAACTACTGAAAGAGCTGCTCCCCGGCTTGAACGCATTGTTCGGTCTGGAGTACGCTCGTTACGGCGAAGAACACAAGGAAATCTACGAAACTGAGACTTCCGAGCGTTCATTCGAAGAAGAAACCAAGCTGTCTGGCTTCAGTGCCGCACCGGTGAAGAACGAAGGTTCTGCAATCGCGTACGACAACGGTCAGGAAGCATGGACTGCTCGATACAACCACGAGACCATCGCACAAGGTTTCTCGATCACTGAAGAAGCGATTGAAGATAACCTGTATGACAGCCTGTCGGCTCGTTATACCAAGGCGCTGGCTCGTTCGATGTCCTACACCAAGCAGGTGAAGGCTGCATCTGTATTGAACAACGGCTTCTCGGCTTCGTATCCGGGCGGTGACGGCAAGGCTCTGTTTGCCAACAACCACCCACTCGTTTCTGGCGGCACCAACAGCAACATCCCGACCACGGCTGCTGACCTGAACGAAACCTCGTTGGAAAACGCTGTGATTCAAATCGCAGCTTGGACTGACGAACGTAGCCTGTTGATCGCTGCACGTCCACGTAAGCTGATCATCCCACCATCACTGCAGTTCGTTGCGACTCGTCTGCTGGAAACCAATCTCCGTGTTGGTACCAACGACAACGACGTGAACGCACTGAAGAACAACGGTTCGATCCCAGAGGGTTATGCAATTAACCACTTCCTGACCGATCCAAACGCATGGTTCTTGACCACTGATGTACCGAACGGTATGAAGCACTTTGTTCGTATCCCGCTCGATACAAAAATGGACGGAGACTTCGACACAGGCAACGTCCGTTACAAGGCTCGTGAGCGTTACTCGTTCGGCTGGTCTGACCCGCTGGGCATGTACGGCTCGCAAGGCGCGTAATAAAGAGGGGGGCTTTACGGCCCCCCTTTTTAGGTATATAAAGGCAGTAAATCCGGGGGTATTCCCGGTGCTTACGAACAGGCCCCCCGCCTGACGACATGCAGATCGTTCGCACCTAACTCGCATGTGAGGACAATTCAAATGGCACTATCTACCACCCAAAGTATTTGGCGTTCGGGCGGCGGCGATCAGACTCGCACCGCGTACTGTGGCTCCGGCGTTATGGCCGCACAGTTTTATATCGCTGACGCATCTGAGTCCGCTAACGTCAAAATCTCTGACGTTGCTGGCGCTCCTGACCTAATTCTGCCCGCTGGCGCTGTTGTTCTGTCGGTAAACATCGTTACCGCAGGTTCCGGTTCGGTTGACATTGGCACTACTGGCTACAACTCTGGCACGGCTACTCCAGCAGCTATCGCTAACAACCTGTCGGTTGCTTCGGCTGGCTTGGTTACGTCTGGCCTGACCCTGACTGCAACTACTGAATTGGCATACGTGACTTCGCGTAGCGACACGAGCGGTAACAACCCTGTGGCTGGTTTCATCACTTACTTTGTTGCTGATCCGCTGGTAGGCCAGCAGAACGTCTAATAAGGAGGCATCACCATGATGCAAACAGACGTTAAATCGGCGCAGGTAACTTCGACCAACACTGCGTATGCTGATACGACCCGTGTAAAAGCGGTGACTGTCAGCTACGATGAGGGCGGTACGGTTGTCCTGAAAGACGGTGGGTCGGGTGGTACTACGCGGTTCTCTTTTACTGCGCCCGCAGTGAAGGGTTCAGTGCACATCTTGTTCCCCGGCGAAGGCATCAAGTTCAATACGGATGTCCACGCTACTTTGGCAACCGCAACTATTGTGGTGTTCTATGGCTAAGACCCCGGCTTGGACTCGTAAGGAAGGTAAGAACCCCAAGGGTGGTTTGAACGCCAAGGGGCGTGCCTCTTATAACGCAGCCAATCCGGGTAAGCCCGGTCTGAAAGCCCCACAGCCGGAAGGCGGGGCTAGGAAGAAGTCGTTCTGTGCCCGGATGTCAGGGATGAAAAAGAAGCTGACTTCCGCTAAGACCGCGAATGACCCGAACAGTCGTATTAATAAAAGTTTAAGAGCTTGGAAGTGCTGACATGGCTGACATTGAACTAACTGAACGTGAGCGAGCTATTGCCAAAGAAGCGGCAAAGATTGCCATTGAAGAAATGTCTTCTGAGTTTTACAAGAAGATTGGTAAGACGGTTGTCGAGAAGGCGCTGATCTGGATCGGCCTTTTTGTTGTCGGCCTCGTCGTCGGCAAGGGCTGGATCATAAAGGTCTGACATGCCTACCGTATCCAAAAAGCAGGAAAGGTTTATGCAGGCGGTTGCCCACAACCCTGCGTTCGCTAAGAAGGCCGGTGTGCCGCAATCTGTGGGAAAAGAGTTCACTAAATCTGGAGGCGGTATGGCTGAGTCAAAAAAGATGGTTGGTAAAGAGCTTGCGTTCATGAAGAAAAAGGGCGCTCCTAAGTCCATGATCAAGCATGAGATGAAAGAAGCTGGCATGAAGTACGGCGGCAAGGTCAAGAAGATGGCCTCGGGCGGTCTGGCTGCGGGTCACAAAGCAGCTGATGGCGTTGCTGTTAAAGGCAAAACCAAAGGCAAGCAGATCACAATGGGCGGCTCTACCGGCATGAAAAAAGGCGGTATGACTAAGAAGTATTGCTGATAGGAGATAGAGATGCCTCGTATACCAAGCGGGGGGCGTGACCCCGAGCAAGAGAAGGCCGACAAAATGTTTGACGCTGTTAAAAAAATGTATCAGCGTTCAGGCGCAAATGTTGGCCCGCGTCAGCCTATGTCTGAAGAGATGAGGCAGCGCATTAGCGCGGAAGTAGGCAAACTAGAGAATAAAACGCGTGGTGGTGGCGGTAGTGGCGGTGCAGCTTCTGATACCCGCGAAATGCAGTTGGGCGCTGAGATGGACCCGAAAGCCATGATGAAGCGTGAAGGCATGAAAAAAGGCGGCTCTGTTGGTTCAGCCTCCAAGCGTGCTGACGGTATCGCGCAGCGTGGTAAAACTCGCGGGAAGATTTGCTAATGAGAGCCTCACGCGGGATGGGTGCAATTAACCCGTCAAAGATGCCCGGCGGGAAGAAACAAGCCCGTCGGGATGACACCGACTTCACGCAATACAAAGAAGGCGGCGAGACGAAGTCTCGCGTGAATCAGTCTGGCAACTATACGAAACCCAGCATGCGCAAATCGCTGTTTGAGAGCATCAAATCTCAGGCGGTGCAGGGTACGGCAGCAGGACAGTGGAGCGCCCGTAAGGCACAGCTACTCGCAAAGCGGTACAAGGAAAAAGGTGGGGGCTACAAGTGAAAGCCCCGCAGCAAAGCCTGAAAGCTTGGACGGAGCAGAAATGGCGCACAAAGAGTGGCAAGCCGTCATCGAAGACTGGCGAAAGGTACCTGCCAGAAGACGCTATCAAAGCTTTGAGTCCAGCGGAGTACGCAGCCACAACAAGGGCAAAGCGGGCGGGAAAGAAGGCGGGCAAACAGTTCGTAGCCCAGCCGAAGACGATTGCGAAGAAAGTAGCACCGC